CTGTTGCAAGTGATTATAATGAGGGTTGGACGTACAAGGTTATTACTGACGGAACATACGCAGGACAGACCGCAAAGGTCGGTGATGCATTCATTTCCAACGGCTCTGAATGGGTTTATATTCCGTCTGGTGATGAAGATAACGACACTTGGCGTAACATCAAGGTCAACGGAACAGAAGTTCTTGGCAACGGCATTTCAAGCGGTGCGGTTGATTTTGAGGACACGACAAACGTAAAGTTCGAGTTTGACGCTAACGGCAATAAGGTCAGAGCGAGACTTGACGGCATTTATACCAATAGCGAAGTTGATGATCTTCTTGACGATAAAGCCGATAAGAGCACTACCTACACCAAAGCACAAGTTGATGATATTGTCTATAATATCCTGCCTGATGATACGGCAAGCGGTGGTGTTGCGAACTTTGAGACAGACTTGGCTCTGCCTATCAAGTCATTAGAGGTTGATGTAAATGCGGTGCAGAAAAGCGGAACACCTACACCTGCCTCGCCTTTGCCGATAAGCGGTTGGAGTAAGATTAGCCTTGCGAAGTGCGGAGACAATCTTGTGGACGTAAAGCCATTTAGCGATTGGGTAGCGGTGAGAAGTTCGTACTATGTTTTGAGGTCGTGCGTTCCCAATGCGGTTATAAACGTATCTCTGATTGACAAAGACGTATCGGTTGATTTGTCGGGCATTAGTTTTGGCTTTGTAGATAGCAAGTGGGACGGAACAGAACAAATAACAACAAGAGAGTATCGCTGGGTTGTACAGAACGGTGCACCTCAAACAAACAAAAAGAACACCGCTATTGGTGACGCAAGCATTATCTTAACAGGCTTGATTTTCTATCCACAAACAGAAGAAACATATAACAAGATAATGGCTCGTTATAATTTAGAGTTTGAGATAGATGTAGCTGCTTTTTTTAAACCATACAACGGCAATACCGAAGTAATCAACCTCGGTGGCACTTACTATGGTGGTCATTTCACGCAGGACAAGGCAGGACATAGGCAGTTTGAGGTAACACACAATTATATTGCGTCTTACAACGGAGAGGCAATAAACGAGCCGTGGATAAGTTCTATGGATGCCTATTCGCAAGGTGCAACACCGACAACAGGAGCACAGGTTGTTTATCCTCTCGGAACATCTTACGTCATTGCTTTACCTGACGGAGAGCCTATCATCACACTCAACGGCACAAACAATATCTACGCAGATACAGGTGATTGTGCAGTGGAATACAAGGTGAGTGTTGAGCAGTATGTAAGTAATCATTCTGGCGGTGGCGGTGCTAAATCACTTGGCGGTGTGTTCTTGGGCAGTAGCAATAGCGGTAGCGAAGAAGAACCGACAGAGGAAAGCGAAGATACCGAAAAGACGAAAGAAATTGACGAGCCGAAAGAAGAAATCAAGACTATCGGCGATGAACCGATAAGCAAGAAGCGAGGCGGTGAGTGATATGGACAACACAATTTCATTCACAGTTAATCAGTTAATCGGCTTTGTTACAACTGTTGGCGGTTGCATTGTCGTTATCGGGCAGTCGCTTATTGTCGGGGGACAATCAACCCCAATAAAACAAGTTATCACTTGTGGTGGCTCCGAATATCCTGCTGATTATACAAATCATATTTGTTTCTTTGATGTCGAATATGACGGATATCTGTATATCAATGAAAAAACTTCTACGGGTGTTACTTCATATGCCTGCCGATATGAGGATGCTGTAATCAGAAAAGAAAATTGTCTACTGGTAAGTAATAATCAGTATACACACTTTGCTTATCTTGGCGAGGGATTATTCTTGGCTAGAGAGTTTCATAGACGCGGACCTAATAATTTATTCCAATTAGTTAATGTTGGACTTGGTTTTTTGGTAGATGATATTGGTTTTGTAGAGCAGAAACATTATATGACCGCCTCAACCGACATTATTGGACCGTTTTCGATTGACAAAACGGGTTGGAGTGGAGGCTTGTGGACAGGAGGTAACCACAGTGTTAATGTCGGGGGCGTTGATTGTCCTACCGCAGAAGAGTTGGATTTAAAAATACTAGTAAATAACCAAGAGATAACTTCTGATGGAATTTATTGGGGCACTGTAAGGTTTGTAGCAAAGAATAAGCTGTATTTTGCTCAAACAATCACAGGTAATACTTTTGAGGGTGCAACACCTGCAATTTTGGAAACGAGAGTTTATAGCCTTACTGACACTATGAACGTGGAAGTATATATTGAGTTGCTTGACGATATTAGATTTAGCAAATATTATGGTATGCAGTATGTAAATCAGAATGTTGTTAATATTGTTATTCCTAATGATGAATTAGTAATTGTTAAGGCAGATTTGGAATCCGCGTATTTAATGGTCAACAAGCAACCTGACATTATCTTACAATATGATGATGGTGCGGAGTTACATATGATTTTACATCCCGCGGGTTTGGGTTCCTACGCGCATAATGTGGGCACAGACGGGTATGGCTCTGTTCAAACTTACGGCAAAACATATCACACCCTTATTTCTGTTACTACTATACCAAGTGGTTCAAAATTATACTGGAGTGGTGAGTATAGGTATGTAATCTGAAAGATAATTTTCAGACAAACGCCATTTAATTTGCACACTTGGTGGTATAAAATGTTATAATAAAGAAAAATGGGTAAGGAGGGCAATCACAATGGACAGCGAGGTTCTTGTTGCAATCATAGCCCTTATAGGAACAGTTACGGGTTCAATAAGCGGTATTATGATTTCAAGCAAACTCTCTAATTATCGTATAGAGCAATTAGAGATTAAACTTGATAAGTATATCAGCAATCAAGATAAACTTAAAGAGAAGGTTATACTTCTGGAAAAAGATGTATTATCTTTTCGGGAAAAACTTGAAGATATTGAAAAGCAAGTTCAAAAATTACTTAATATATGATAGATTACGAGTTTTGGACGCTGGTTTTAGTTATACTACTTTGTGGAATATTTGCATTTATGGCAATATTTATACGAAATGATAAAGGAGGAGACAAACAATGAATATTGGTGAAATCGTAACAGTACCCGTAATTGTAGGTTTCTGTTATCTTGTGGGTTACATCGTTAAGTTATTCAAGAATGAGAAACTTAATGACTTTATTCCTGGCATTTGTGCAATCGTAGGTGTTATTCTTGGACTTGTATCGTTCTATACAATTCCAAATATTATCCCTGCGTCTGATTGGCTTACTGCAAGTGTAATCGGCGGATTTTCTGGACTTGCCGCAACAGGTGTAAATCAGGTTGTTAAGAAACTTAAAACACTGTTCAGCGAGGAGTAACTTATGGCTATTGAGCGTACCAATACTAATCTTGCGAAATTCTGTCTTGAGGTAGTTGGGACTGCTTACTGGATGGGCTGTTTTGGGCAAAAGGCAAGCCGTAGTCTGTACAATCAGAAAAAGGCTGACTATACTCAGTATTATCCGCCTAAGAGTTGGACTGAAGCTAGTTTCGTTGATGACTTCGGAAAGCCTGTAACAGATTGTGCAGGACTTTTCAAGTGGTTCTTATGGGCAAAGAGTATGGAAGATAAGACTCCAACCTACAAGGCTAGTGAAGATTGGGGCTCAAATACTTTATACAATAAGTGCACCGAAAAAGGAAAGATTAATACTCTCCCCAGTGAAAAAATTGGACTTGGTGTCTTCAAAGTAAAAAACGGTATAAGACACCATGTTGGGTTTATCGTCGACAATAGCGGAACTGTTGTAGAAGCCAAAGGACACGCATACGGCACGGTAAAATCAAAAGCGAGTGAATGGGACGAGTGGGGTAAATTACCTCTTATCAAGTATGAGGCTGAACCTAAGCCTCAACCAACTCCTGAGCCCGAACCTGATATAGTAAAAACGTATAGAGTTGTGAACATTCATACGTTCTTGGCCATAAGGAGCACTCCCGTTGTTGCCCAGAATGACGCAAATAAAGTAGGTGAACTCTACAATGGAGCGTTAGTATCTGTTTTTGAAACAAACGGTAACTGGGCAAAAATAGGAAGTGGTATGTGGGTATCTATGTCATATCTTAGCGCGGTATGAAATTATATGACTTCGTAGAGCGGGAACTTGAAAGATTTAGAAAAGAGTGCAACTTTACCCCAGATGAACTCGAATATTTCAATCTTCGGGCAAAGCATTATAGCAACTTTCAAATCTCGATAAAGATGAACATATCAGAAAGCAAGGTTTCTAAATTAGCAAAGTCAGTAAAGAACAAGATACTTAGGGTAATTTAAGTACAATTTTCATAAAATTTTTAGAGAGCAATCGTGCAAATACGGTTGCTCTTTTACTTGTATGCTTATGTCAAAGGGGAAGGTAATTATGAGAGACATAAGCAACGAACTATTAGAAATAATGGAACGTTACAAATGTAACGAAGTAATTGCTTTCCTTATTTTAATACAGAGCGAGAAGGTATAAGTCTGTGGGTTGGCAATACTATAATCCTAATCCCAAAGCAAATCTTGTAGGTGACTGTGTTGTACGAGCAATCTCGTTGGCTCTTAATCAAGATTGGGACACATCTTACTTAGGTGTAACTACGCAAGGATATAAATTAAAAGATATGCCATCTTCAAATGCTATTTGGAGTGCTTACTTAAAGCACAACGGGTTTAGACGCTACATCATTCCAGACACTTGTCCTGATTGTTATACGATTAAAGATTTTTGTATTGACCATCCTGAAGGCTTGTATCTTCTTGCAACAGGCACGCACGTTGTTACGATTGTCAACGGTGATTACTACGACACCTGGGACAGCGGTAACGAAATTCCAATCTTTTACTTTAAGAAGGAGAACTGACAATGGCATTTGGCTACAATCCGTATCAACAGTATTATCAACCCACACAGCAGTATATGCCACAAATGGTTGCTAATAATACGCAACAGCAAAATGATGGCATCACGTGGGTTCAAGGAGAAAACTCTGCGAAATCATATCCCGTAGCGGCAGGAAGAAGTGTGCTTTTAATGGACAGCGAAAGTCCTGTTATGTACATCAAATCAACAGACCAAAGCGGTGTTCCGCTTCCGTTGAGAATTTTTGACTACAAAGAACGCTCACAATCAAGTTCTAACGCACAAGAGCAAAAAACAGAATATATCTCACGAAATGAGTTTGACGCTTTTAGAAACGAAATCAGAGCAGAATTAAAGCAGTCTAAACAACCGACTAATAACACATATAAGAAAAATAAGGAGGAGTGATTATGAGTTCACCTCTCTATCAGCAACTTCAGCCACAGAATAATTTTATAAGTATGCTCAATCAATTTAAGCAAAACCCAATGTCTATGCTTTCTCGTAAGTATAACATTCCACAAGATATGACAGACCCAAATCAGATACTTCAATATTTGCTTAACAGTGGCCAGGTAAGTCAAGAACAGATAAACAGGGTTATGAAGATGAAGAATGACCCACAATTTCGTAATTTAATCTCAAATGATTAAGTTGAATAGTTGAATGACTAAATTAAAAAGCGATGTCGTTATGGGAAGGTAGCACGGCATCGCTCTCAGGAAGTAAAAACCGAATGAGAAGTTTAATCACATTGGGTATTTCTATTTTAATTCAGTTTTCTATTCGTTGCAACAGTAGATATAAAAATTTATGAAAGGAGAACTATTATGACTAATGGTTCAGAACAAATGGTAATGCCAGTAGCTCCTATGTACGGAAGTGGCAATAGCGGTTTCGGCTCTTGGGGCGGAGACGGTTGGTGGATTTTACTTCTCCTCTTGTTCGCTGGCGGTTGGGGTAATAATGGCTTTGGTGGCGGTTTCGGTGGAAACGCTCTCGGCTATGATTTTCCTTGGTTGCTTAATGGACAGTCTGGAATTAACGCAAACACTAACACAGGATTCCAGAACGCTCTGCTCAACGACAATATTACTTCCATTCGTGATGGAGTATCTTCATTATCCACCCAAATCTGTAATCTTGGCGGAGATATTTCTCAGCAGTTGTGTAGCGGCTTTGCAGGTGTAACCGCATCTGTAAACGGTGCGCAGAACGCTGTAGCACAGCAACTTTACACCAATCAGATTGCAGATATGGAAAGAAGTTTCAACGCTCAAACAGCTTCTACACAGGGTATGCAGGCAATTCAGTCTCAGTTGGCACAGTGTTGTTGTGATAACAGAGCCGCAACAGCAGATGTTAAGTACACAATCGCAACAGAGGCTTGTAACACAAGACAGACAAGCACGGCAAATACGCAGGCTATTCTTGACAAACTTTGCCAACTTGAACTCGACGGTTACAAGAGGGAGAACGATAATCTCCGTACTCAACTCAATATGGCTACTCTGTCTGCTAGTCAGACGGCACAGAACGCATTTATCCAAAAGGGTTTCTCTGATGAGGTCGATGCGCTCTACAATAGGCTTTCTAACTGTCCTGTTCCGTCAACCCCTGTTTATGGCAGAACTCCCATTTTCACTTGCAATCAGAATGTAGGTTGCGGTTGCGGAATGTAATGTGAGGTGATACTTATGGCAGAATATCTTGCTAACGCAGTACAAAACGTGGCGTTAAACGCTCCCATTGTGTTTTCAGCATCTATACCTTGTACTCGTGGTTGTGTTCTTCACGATGACGAAACCGGTGTTTTTACTCTGCGCGGTATCACTAATAATTGCTTTGCGCGTTATCAGGTAATTTTTAACGGTAATATTGCAATCCCTGCTGGTGGTGCAGTAACTCCCATTGCTATTGCAATTACAGTTCAGGGTGAACAGCGTCCCACTTCAAGAGCAATCTTTGTTCCTGCTGCCGTGGACACTTATGGCAATGTTACAAGCACAGCAATTATCACAGTTCCTAGAGGGTGCTGTTTCACAGTAGCCGTTGACTATGTTGACGCAACAACAGATAACCCCGCAGTAACACCAACACCTACTATTGAGGTTCAAAATGCTAACCTCACCATTACACGTATTGCGTGAGAAAGGAGAAAGTATGAAAGTATTATATGAAATACAGGATATACTCGAAGATGAACTTAAAAAGATTTGTAAGAAAGAAGAAATATCCTCGACAGACCTCGAAAACATCTATAAGATGGTCGACATTGTTAAGGACGTTACAACGGTCGATGCTATGCACAAGGCAGAGCAAGAAGGGTACTCAAGAGATTACGCGAGAGATTATTCGAGAGGCTATTCAGACGATTATGCCAACGCTTATGATTCTTATAACTCTTATGCTCGCAGAGGGCGTGATGGTGACGGCGATGGAAGATATAGCGAAGATGGCTCTTATCGTAGAGGTCGTGACGCTATGGGTCGCTTTACTAGTCGTGACAGTTCATACGACGGTTATAGCCGACACAGTAAAGACGAGATGATTGAGCATCTTACGGAAATGATGCGTAACGCTCGTAGTGAGGACGAAAGAGAAAGTTATCGCAAAGCGATTGAGCAGATGAAAAGATGATGTTATAATAAAATATTAGAACATTCTTTATTGTTCTGTCTTTCTTTTTGGGAGAGTAGCGAGAGGAGAGGCTCGCTACTTTTCTTTTGCATAAATTTTTGTTGACTTACGTTCAATCATTTAGTATAATGTTCTCGAAATCAGTCAAAAAACATTGAAAGAGAGCGAAAAACAGATGATAAACATTGTAATTAAAAACAGTGTAATGTGTAATGGGGACTATTCCCTTTTTGTATCATTCGATTACAATGCCGATATTGTAGATATTGTTAAATCATTTCCTACTAGGAACTACAATAAAAATGATAAAACGTGGGAACTTCCGTTTAATCAGTTGGGTAATCTCGTAAACAAGTTATCGAAGTATGAGATTACTATTTCAGGAAAGTATATCAAACTTGAAACAAGCGAGAAAAAGATACCACCTTATTTCAATTTCAAGACAAAACCTTTTGAACATCAGATAGAGGGCGTTGAGTTCGGACTTAATCACGATAAGTGGTTACTTGGTGATGAGCAGGGACTTGGTAAGACAAAGCAGGTAATTGATATTGCGAGATTAAGAAATGTAAAGCACTGTCTTATTGTTTGTTGCGTAAACGGTTTGAAATGGAACTGGAAGAATGAGGTTAGTATTCACACTGACGAAAGTGCGTGGATATTGGGGCAGAAGTTTATTCGAGGCGGAACAGACATAAGGATTGGTTCTAATGCAGACAGACTATTAGACCTTGAAAACTTTGAGTGCCTTCCCAGATTTGTTATTACTAATATTGAGACTTTACGTTACAAAGTAAAGACGGGAAGAAAAATAGTGGTAAAGAAAAAGGGAAAATTTGTCGAAGAAGATGAATATATCTATCCTATTACTGATAAGTTAAAAGAACTATGTGCGAGCGGTGAGATTGATATGATTGCCGTTGACGAGTTTCACAAGTGTAAAAACCCAGAGGCAAGTCAAACCGAGCAGTTGTTGATGCTACATACCCCAATTCAAATTGCTATGACGGGTACTCCTCTGATGAACGCACCGATTGACTTATACCCGATACTTAACTGGCTCGGATACGAAAAGCATACATTCTGGCAGTTTAAGACACATTATGGTCGTTTAGGCGGCTTCAACGGAACACAAGTTGTTGGTTATAAAAACTTGGAAGAGATTGAAGATACGCTCGATACAATGATGTTGCGTAGGCTTAAGGACGATGTTCTTGATTTGCCTGAAAAGACACTCATTAACGAGTACGTTGAAATGGGTAAAGAGCAATCGAAAGTTTATGATATGGCCCATTCAGATATTATTAGTAATCTCGATAGTTTGAAGATGGCAAACAACCCGCTTGCAGAACTTATTAGATTGAGACAGGCAACGGGTAACCCCAATATTCTTACTCCTACTGTTACTGATAGTGCAAAGTTTGACAGAATGGAAGAACTTGTAGATGACGCAGTTGATAACGGAAGAAAGGTTGTTATCTTCTCTAACTGGACACAGATTACTAATCCAGCGTTTAAGAGACTATCGAAGAAGTATAGGGGTGTAATGATTACAGGTGAGACAAAAGATAACGAAAGGCAGGCTAGTGTAGAGGCATTTCAGAATGACGATAAAGTTAAATTCATAATCGGTACGATAGGTGCTATGGGTACAGGTCTTACGCTAACTGCTGGTTCAGTAGAAATCTTTTTAGATGAACCCTGGAATATGGCTCTTAAGGAACAAGCAATAGATAGATGCCACAGAATTGGACAGAACTCTAACATCACCGTTTATACGTTGCTCTGCAAGGGAACCATTGATGAACGAATTAACTCACTCGTAGAAAAGAAAGGACAGATGAGTGAAATATTGATTGACGGAAAAATTGAGGGAGACAAAAATGCTTTAATTAACTACTTGTTATCATAAAAAACATATATTATAATGTTTATAATTTAATAAATGAAAGAAAGGAGATACAATGGGATTAACACTTTTAAGAATTGAAGAAGTTGCTATGGCCTGTGGGGTTTCTGTTCAGTCAGTAAACAACTGGTACAAGTTTAAGAGGGAAAATCCTGATAACGAGTACGCAAGACTTTTGCCTAACTATATTACACTTGAGGGCAGAGGTCAGAGAATGTGGCACAAGTCAGATATTCCTGCCCTTATCGAGTTTAAACAGAAGGTTCCTAAAGGCTGTAAGGGCGTAATGGGCTCTGTAACGCAAAAATATTTAAAGAAAGGACAAGTAACAAAATGACAGAACTGGAACAATTAAAGATGTGGGCAGACGGCTATATCTTTTCAAAGCAGGAAGCCGATAAATTCAAAAAGCAGGCAGATAGCCTTAATACAAACATCAAGCAAGCGATGGAAAACTTAGGTATGGAAGATGTTGAACTTGATGATGGTTCAAGGGTACATTATAGCGTTACAAGGAAATCCAGTATTGATGAAGAAAAACTCATCGAGTATCTGCATAAGTATGCTCCTGATACAGAGTGTATTAAAACACGTGAGTATATTGACATGGATACGTTGGAAAGCGAAATCTATAATGAGAAATTGCCAACTGAAATGGTTGCGGCTATGGAAACGTGTACACACGTAAAAGAAATCCCAACACTTACTATTAAGAGCGCAAAGAAAGGAAAGAAAGGAGACTAATGTGAATATTTATATTAGCCCTTTTGTACTCGGGATTTTGTGTACAATCGGCTCAGAGATTGGCGCATTTATCTTAATTGCTTTAATATCTGGGATACGAAGTTATCTTAAATCGCGAGGAAACATATCTAAATGAGCGAGGAGACTAAAATATGAGTAACAATACTAAATACGAGAGTAAAGCGATTACAACGCAAATTAAAGCGACTTCCAGGGTCAGCGCAAAAATCTTTGACGATTTTTATACGTTAGAGTTTTCAGAAGAAAGAACTATCCCCGATGTTGAGGGAGTAGACTTGGACAAAGAACGTGAAAAACTCTGGGATGATGTAAACTATACTGTGGACGTTCAAATGCAAGATACGATAAATCACGTACTTGAAGAAAAACGAAAAAGATGATATAATCATTTCACACTTAAAGATTGTAGCACTACAGTCTTATGTCGGTTATATGAGGTGAGCGTATGACCGCTATAACTGAATAACCGACAAATGCAACAGACTTGTCACTGAAGTTCTCACCTAACTTCTTTGACAAGTTTTTTGTTGCTTAAAAATTAGGAGATGCTTATGGAAAGAGACTTTAAGGGTATATGGATACCTAAAGATATATGGTTAAACGATAAATTAGATATAACTGAAAAGGCTATTTTCGCAGAGATTGATAGTCTTGATGGAGATAATGGTTGTACAGCAGGCAACGAATATTTTATCAACTTCTTTAAGGTTAGCGAGAGTACAGTTACCAGAGCAATATCTCACCTTAA